ATGAAGAACGTCGGCGTATGTGAGCGCCCGGTTCGACCATACCGAGCCGTTGCCGACGAGGACGTGACCATTGGTCGGATACGCCTGGCTAGACACATCTTCTAGCTGATACAGATATGTAGCTCCCTCGCCGCTTCCAGGATTGGCGCCACCGGCGCTGATCCAGTTGTCCGAGTAAAACGGCAGACGGGAGTGGAGGACGGGAACGGTTGAACCGCCTATGGTCATGTTCAGCACCTCAAGATGCGCCGTCAAGGATGCTGTCTCAGCCGGGCTGAAGGTAAGCGGGCCGGAGACATTCCCGCCAGACCAGGTGTTACCCCAGAGCGAAACGGTCTTGAGGAGCGGGTATATATTGGCTCCAAGGTTATTCTGCAACGGCGTAAGGCCAGTCACGGAATCAGTGGAGCCCAGATATGCAAGGGAAGAGGGGTCGGGCAGTGTCGGCTTGTTCCGTATATACATCGGAGACGAGGGGTCGGTCACAAGCCAGTCGCTCTGGTAGGTGACGCCTCCCCCGCCGTGCCCCGGAGTCACGGAGTAACCCGAAAGGTTCTCAAGATGCGTTCTCAGTCCCTTAGCCGACATACTACACTAAAAGGTTTTGCGCGTTCTGCAGGCAGACTGCCATATGGTTTGTGTCGCCCCTTGCCCCGAAAGCCTTTGAAGCTGCGAGCCATTCAAGCGCTGGCTCCAGGGCCGTGGGTACGACTACGGTTGTGTTTGTTTCGGGTGTGACCGATGCGGGCTTTGCAATGTAGGAAGCCTCCACGTTTGCGGCTACGGCAGTGGTGGCGGTATATGGTACGGAATAGCACTCTATCTGCCGTGAGGAAGTGCCGCTCCACAGTCCGCTGGACATCACTCCGACAGGCTTCGCCACGCCCGCACGGAGATGCTTGTTGTACTGGCGCTTGCCCTCGGTGGACTGCTTGGGATATATCTCGGATATAGGTCGGTGGAAGTAGTCGCAGCTGATTTCGGCGATACGGAGAAAACCGTCGGGTACTTTCACGCGAATCATCTTGCGCTGGTCATCTGCCGGAATCGTGGTGATTTCGATATCCCCTGCTGCGAAAGCCGTGGTCGGGAGCCTCCAGTACGGGGCGGTGGCGTAAATCTCCATCATCGCCTCGTCCAAGACGCCCTTGATAAGCATGTATAACGGATTGCCGTCGGCTCCGTCTATGGTTACGGAATAATCGTTGGACGCTGTAATCTCGTCCATACGCAAGGCAACGGCAACTATGAGATCATCCCGAGTCATTCGTTATAGGTTTTGTTCGTGGTTAAAGAAAAAGGCCCTGCGGGTGGCTATAGACCACAGACCGCAGAGCCGTTCTTCCGTGCTTATGCGCCGTAGGTCTTTACGTCGGTGCTGTTGTATGTCCAGCCGTTCTCGGAGCGGTCATAGGAGACCGTCTCGCCATAGCCGGCAGCGTTGTAGGAGATGCAGATGCCCTCGCCCTCGCCGTCACCCTTGTAGGTTACGAGGTAGAGGTGTTTCTGCTTGCCGGTCACCTTTATAACCTTGTCGCCGACCTCAAGGGCGTCGAGCTGCTCCTTGGTCATTTTGGTGATGTCCGACACGAAGATGGCTGCACCTTCAGCGAAGGTGATTTTTCCGTCTTTGTTGAAAGTAGGCATGATGTTGATGTTTAAGAGTTTTATTTCTTCTGGATTTGGAAGTCGTAGCCGAGCTTTGCAGCCGCGGCCTTGCACTGCATGTAGTTCATCTCGTTAAGGCCCTCTATGCCCAGTTCCTCAAGTGCGTTCTTCATCTCAACGAGGTTGCGGAAACGCCTGATGTCCTTAACGTCGGTAAGGGGTTTCACTTCCGGCTCGGGGGCCTTCTCAATCTTCTTGGGGGCTGGGGCGGCATCGTTGCCGGTGTCCTCCACCGATTCGATGTAGAAGTCCCGGTTGAAGCTGCTGGTGCCCTCCAGGAGATTCTGAATCTCCTCGTTGGACGTGGAATACTTGGATGTGGAGTCCGTCTGGACGCCTCCCCGGAAAGCGACCTCCAGCAGAGTGTTGTCCTTTCCCGTGAACTGGAAGGTAAGCCGTTTCAGTTCGAATGTGCGGTAAGTTTTCTTCGGCATATCGTGTCTTGTTATGAAAAAGGGGCGGCGGCACAAACACACCACCGCCCTTCTTTCCTTATACTTTCTCGCCTGTTAGAGAGGCATGACGCGACGGTGGCAAGGCAGGTTCTCCAGGAAGATGGAGTAGGTCTCGTGGATACGGACTGCGTTGTCAACACGGCGCTGGCCGGTCTTGTTGAGGTCGAGGTTGATGGTCTGCAGAGGCTCCATGATGTACTTCTTCACGTAGTTCGGGTCGATGACCATACCGCACTTGGAGAAGTAGCCCTGGAACAGAGAGCCCATAGGCTTGACGAGGAGTTCGCCGAAAGGAGTCTCAATCTTGTAGACGCGCAGACCGAGTACCATCTCGGTGCTCTTGGCTTCGAGCTGCTTGGCGTAGGAAGGAACGTCGGCAATCTTGAGGAGGAGGTCGTTACCGGCGAAGAAGAGGCGGCGGTCAGCACCGTTGTTGCCCTCGAAGATGTCCTTGCCGAAAGCATTCCACTTCTGGTCGGTCATGGACGCGGAGAAGTCGATGTTGGTCTGGCGATCCATCTGCCACCATGCGCCGGTGGAGAGGTGCACCAGCTCGCCCTTGTCGTTCTTGGTGAGGCCGCCGACCTGGAAGAGGTTGGAATACTCCATACCGCGCTTGAAGTCCCACAGGGTCTGCTCCTTGTACACGGAGAAGTCCATTGCGACCTTCTTCTTGAGAAGGCTGTGGATGACGGACTCCTCGACCTGGGTCATGTGCACCTGGTTGTAGTACTTGCGGCTGGAAGGCTGCAGTGCGTAGCCCTCTACGGAAGCCTCAAGCTCGGAGACTGCGGGGGAAATGCGGGCAAGGATGTAGCCAGCGGTGATTGCGGGGAGGGCGGCATTCTGGTTGATGGTGCCGTTTGCTGCCAGATAGTTGATGCCACGCACGGAAAGGGTGTTGCCGGACACGGACTGGACGATTGCGGAAACGGGGATGGAGCCGTTCATCATGACTCCGGTATCATCGCCGTTGCCGTTGGTGGTATGGACGACGAAGGTATCGCCGGGCTTCCACATCTCGCCGTTCTCCACGGTGACGGAGGTTGCGCCAGCGGATACGTTGGAGGCTACCTCGTCGCGGACTTCACGGGTTCCGATTTCCCAGCCGCCAGCTTCCCAGCTCTCGCTCTTGACGTTGTTGCCGATGCTGCGGGTGAAGGTGTCGAAAGGAGTGTCCTGGGGACGGATTTTCACAATCTGGGTGTCAAGGTCTTCTTCAAGATAACCAGACTCTACCGTACCGATGCCAGGCTCGGCGGTGTCGTCGGGATTCTTGGAAACTACGGTGGTGCCGGTAGGCTCACCTGCTTGGGTCTCGGTCACCTCGGTAGAACCGGGGCCGACAATGTATCTCTTGAACGGATACAAGTCGAAATTCATTTTCATACTCTGAGAATTTTAAGTCGTTTGTTTGTTAGAACTTTTTCTTGGGAAGATCGTCGAAGATGCTAGGGCGCTTTCTGGGTTTCTCCGGTGCGGGTGCGCTGCCTCCTGCGGGGGTGGGCACTCCGTCTCCGGCAACGGCTGCGGACTTCTTTACGCGGGCGGCCTCGATAGCCTGGTTCTTGCCTTCTATCTCCCCGGTCTCCGCTGCCTCTGCCACGGCCTCGTCGAAGGTCATGGCCTTGTAGAGTTTCTCCAGCGTCTGCAGGGAGAGCTTGAGCTCGCCCATGTCGTTGTAAAGGTTGTTCACGAAGTCTATGAACTCCTTCTTGGCGGCTGCGTCGAAGGCTTTCTTCTCGGCGAACTTGTCGATGTTGTCATAGGCTTCCTTCTCGTTCTGGCGTTTGCGCTCGCCACGTTCACGGAATGCCTGGCCCATCTTCCTGCGCTCGTCGGAGGACTTCTGGTAGTACTCGTAGTCCTCGTCCCCTTCCTTGGCAACAAGGTCTTCGGGGTCGAAGAATTTGGCAACTGCGGCACGGAAAGGAGTGCCGTTCACAATCATTTCGGAAATAACGGCGGCAGCGTCCTTGTCGGAGTCGAGGATGTCCTGAATTGCCTTGTCGTTGGCCTCGTGGGTCTTTATCCTCTCCTCGTCCTCGGCGAAGCCACGCTCGGTAAGGTCATCCCATTCCTGCTCGGACTTCGGCTCTACGTCGGAGTATCTGCCGCGCAGCCTTTCCCTGTACTTCGGCATCGCCGGAGCGGGGGCTGCTGCTGTGGTTACATTTTCGGACATATCGTTGATACAATTTTTCGGTGTGAAAGTATAAGTATTCCATAACAAAGTTTTCACGAATCGTGAATTTCTGCTGAAAAATGATTATCTTTGTACATATCTGTCTTTTACCGATGAAGAAAAAGGGTAAGGCTCGGACATACGCCTACGAGAAGAACTGTGAGATGCTTGCATTCTACTATGCGATATTCAGCAACAGAATACGCAGAGGGCTGAATGCGGCCAACGCCCGGAAAGAAGCATGCGACGCCGTGGAGCTGCGGTATAACATAAGCAAAGGGCGGCTGCTGAACATCATATCAGAGCAGAATTATTCTCAATCAGTGAATATCGGCCTGTTCCGCGACAGGGTGCTGACCCTCATAGTAGACCTCAAGTGCGCGAACAACGAAATGGACGATGCGAAGGAGAAGAACAACAAACTCATCGCCTTGCTTAAAGAGTGCATTGAAGATGAAGGATAGGCACGACATAAGGGCAATGCTGCGTCTGGACAAGGAGAGGCGCAACAAGTATTTCCGAGTCTACGACCCCATCCGCGGGGACGCACTCGGAGAGGTGGTGCCACGCTCGTCGCTTACAATCGCGGGGCAGGAGTACAACGTGCCTTCCGAAATGCTCCAGGATGATTTCGTCAAGGCGTTCTACAAGTACAAGGGGGCAGGCGGACTGCTGAAAGCCACGGGGCAGTACGACAACGAGGAGAACAGACGGGCCGTGGAGGAGAACCTTTTCCGGCTCCGGCTCAAATACGACTTCGAGTTCTGCGCGGCATCCACCATCACAATCCAGGACAAGGAAACGAAAAGGCCCATACCGCTGATACTCAACGAGGGCCAGCGCATCCTTATCGGAGAATATGAACGGCAGCGCCTTGCAGGATTGCCTATCCGTGTGCTGCTTGTCAAGGCACGTCAGTGGGGAGGCTCCACGGCGACTCAGTGCTACATGTACTGGCTGCAGCGTTATTGGTTCGAGAACTGGCACTCCTGTATCGTGGCCCTCGACCAGACGCAGGCGGTGAACATCCGCACGATGTACAAGAACCTCATCGCCAAACTCCCCCGCTGGAGCGACCCCGTATCGTTCAAGCGCTTCGAAGGTACGGAACTCATACGAATCATACCCGAGAGAGGATGCCGCGTGCAGATAGGCTCCGCGCAAAGGCCGGACGCATTGCGCTCCTTCGACTTCTCCCTGGTGCACATGTCCGAGGTCGGCCTGTGGAAAGACACGCAGGAGGCAAAGGGAGACGACGTTGCAATGGCGCTTTACTCCACCGTGCCCGATGTGCCCGGGACGATGATAGTTATGGAATCCACCGCAAAGGGCGTCGGCAATTATTTCCACCGTCAGTACCTCGCTGCCGTGGACAACAAGAAGTCCGGCACAAACGGCATACGTCCCGTGTTCGTGTCGTGGTGTGTTGATGCACGCTACACGAAGAAATACCTCAAGCGCTACCGCAGCACTGAGGAATTCCTGCAAACCTGGACGGAATACAACTGGTGGCAATGGGAGCAGGGAGCGACGCTCGACGGCATCTACTGGTACAACAACTTCAAGAAAGCGCACCATTGGACGGACTTCCAGATGAAGTCCGAGTATCCCACAACCGCGGAGGAGGCGTTCCAGACCAAGAGCGGGCGCTACTTTACCGATGACCTGCTCGCGTGGCTGCACAAATACGTCCGAGCCCCCAAGTTCACGGGGGACATACGCGGCGATGCGACCATCGGGGAGAAGGTAATGGATAACGTCAAACTCTACCCCAACGACTCCCTGCAGTCCGAGGTGCTGAAGATATGGATATACCCCGAAGACAATGCGCCCCAGGGCAAGACCGTCAAGAACCGCTTCATCGTGACTGTGGACGTGGGCGGACGCGGCTACCGCGCAGACTGGTCTGTCATATCCGTCTTTGACCGCATCTCAATGGCGGGAGAGTTCGGAGCGCTTGAACGTGCCGCATTGTGGCGGGGCCACGTCGACCCAGACCTTCTCGCGTACAAGGCTGCGCAGATCGCACACTTCTACAAAGACGCGCTGCTTGTGATAGAGTCAAACACCTACGACACCAAGAACAAGAAGTCCGACGATGCTGCCGTATCGGAAGGAGACCATACCTACACCGTGCTCGACACCCTTGGCGGCATCTACGAAAACCTCTACCGCAGGCGCACCGCGCCGGACAACGCCCGGGACAAGGAGACGCGGCATATCGGCTGGCACATGAACAAGCAGACAAAGTACCAGGCGTATGATGACTACACCGTGCGTCTGCGCGAAGGAGACTATATGGAGTATTCCCAGGATGCGGCTGACGAGGCGATGTGGTTGATGAATGCGCCCGGCGGCAAGATAGAGGCTATGGAAGGAACGCACGATGATATCCAGGATACCACCGCAGTCGGCTGCTACATAGCTTTTGGCAGCATGGAGGCGGTAAAAATAATAGAGGACGCCCCTCGCAGGGTATCCTCCATCAAGCACAAGAACACCGGTGGTGAGTCCACCTTCTAGGTAAGGTTGCTCGCCACGCTCTTCTTCTTGAGCTGGAACAGGCGCTGCTTGAGCTTGAACAGCTCGGCGACGAACCTGTCCGAACAGACCTTGAAGAACTCCGGATGGAGTACGGTGGAATAGAACTCCTTGAGAACACCCTGCTTGAGTGCGTTGTAGAGGCTTGCGTCCACCATTGTGATGACGTTGGCGTTGTAAGCGTCGTTGTCGAGCAGGTAGAACTCAACGTAGTCGCCCGCCGTCAAGGTCACGTTGTTTCCGGCGATGTCCTTTCCCTTGACCCCGGCGGTCTCCGCTACGGAATCGTCGAATGCGGGGATAACTCCGCTGGTAATCTTGGTCATGGCCTCGTAGATGTCCGGGAGGGCTGCACGGATGCACACCGTCACCAGGTCTTTCTCGTCATCGCTGATGGCGTAGTCGTCGGTCAGGGAGTTGCCCTCCTTGGTGGCAAGGTTCTTCGCCATGAAGTTGGACATAAGGGACACATCGTTGAAGAGAGTATCCCTGTCGTAGAGGAACACGATTTTCGCGGGGTCGGTTCCTGCAGCTGCAATTTTTGCGTACATAATTCGATTGTTTATATTGTTAACGATTATAATGGTCTTCCCGGCCTTTCGATGGGGAATCTTCTGAAATGGATTATCTGCCGTATCTGCATCCTCTCAGCCTCGCTGCCGAGGTCGGTGCCGTGGCCGTACCATTTCTCAAGCACGCGCAGCACCAAGAACTCCAGGCAGTGCGAGGTCAGCGAAGGCAGCAGTTCCGACTCGTGGTTGTCGGTCATAGGCATCATATACACCGTGGTAAGGAAATTGGTGTGTATGTCCTTCGAGCTGGTGATGGTGCCGCCGACCCTTGTGGTGCGCCTTGCAAGCAGCACGGACAGTTCCGCGAGCGCGGCGCGGTAATACCTCTCGAAAAACGCGCGGTCATCGTCGGTAATGACGTTCCCGTCGCCCTTGGGGTTGTTCTCGGCACGCTGGTACGATGCCATCAGCGACTCGTCGGTGACGCGCTTGAACACCTCCTCCTCGTTAATCGTGATGTACCAGACATTCGTTATTCTTCTGTCGATCTCCATATCTCGTAGTTTTTATCGTTGTGCAAATTCCGCGGTTGCCGCAAGCCTTGCGGGATCCATCGCCGGCAAGGACTGCTGAATACCTGCAAGCTGCTGCTGGCTCACGCCCTGGCCGTTCTGGATTTGCTGCATGGCCTGCTGGAGCTTGTCAAGAAGGTCATTCCCAAACGGCACTCCCATTGAAGCATACTGCTGGATGGTGGCGCCTCCGTTCAGCAGAAGGTTGGAAATGAGCTGTTCGTGGATGAGGCGCACCACGGCTGCATCCATACCCTTGCGTATCTGGTTGTTGAGCTTGTACTTGCGCACCTCTGCGGCGTTGTAGTGCCTTGCCTCCTCGCTTGCGCCCTCCACTCCGGAGGAATAGCCGTCGCCCGAATACTGCTGCGTTATCTGAATCAGCTTGTAATCCCTCTGCTCCAGGAACCACGCATAGCTCTCCGCATAGTCGAGCACGTTCAGCAACGCCTGATTCACCTGCTGATTGTACATCGCCGCAGGAGTACCCGCAGGGGCTTGCTTGCCCTGCATGGGGCCCTGCACACCGGAGATGTCCATCATCATCTTCATCATAAGGTTGACCATCTCGAACTGGCCGATATTCACCTGATGCCCCGCAAGCTGCTGGGGAACCTGGGCGCCGTCCTTGAGTTTCAACTTTATGACTCCGCGGTACTTTGTCCACTCCTCTGCAATGTCCTCCAGCTCCATGTCATCGGGGATGGTGGACTCGTCCACTATAAGCACGCCCTGCTGAGCCGCCGCCATTGCGAAATCCAAGTTGATGAGCATGCGGTTGACCATGCGCTGCGGGTCGATAAGGCAGTAGGTCAGACCGTACACCTGCCCCTGGAACAGAGGCCGGAACAAGGTGACGTAGCAATGGCCGTTGTGCTGATAAGGGCACTCGTCCTGCCAGAGAACGTGGCCCCACGGGGAAATGTGGTAGTATATCCAACGGCGCAGATATTTCTTCTCATACACTATCTTGAGTCCGTTGGAAGTGTCTTCGTAGTCCAGGCCCATCTGTGTCGCCAGTTTCTTGCGCTGTACAATCTCGGCCTCCACCTCGGCTTCCTTGTCCGGGAAATCACGCAGCGAGAAGGTCTCCCACGATGCGTCCGCATAATCGTGCACCGTCAAGTCCCAGCCGCCTTCAAGACGGCAGATGCGTATCACGCGGCAATTGCCGTCAGTCGGCGCTCCGAGGAAACTCTTGGCTGCAGGATTGGCCTCCACGAAAGAGTTGTACATTACCGGCACCACAATGCTGTCGTGGTAATAGATGTCCTCGATGGCGTTCTCCTGGGCCTTGTTGTGGGCATACATGCTCTTTACCTCGTCCAGCGGCAGGTCTATGAAGTCGCCGCAGAAATGCACGTCCTTCCCGGCAATATCCGCTGCGTCCGGATTCTGGAAATAGCGGTGGTAGTCTATGGCGCTGAAGAAAGGCGTAGGCTCCCGAAGCTCGCGGTTGAAGGAATAGCCGGTGATGTAGATGGCGCATCCGGTATTGAGGAAGGACTCATATTCCTTGGCATCCCTCTCGGCAGAGTCATTGTAGCGCAGCACGTCGTTCAGCTTGACGCTCATCTGGTCTGCTGCGGCCTGCCCTCCCTCGTCGGAAGAATACACAACGGACTTGTACGGAGCGGAGCGGAACTCGCCCACCACGCGACGGATGATGGGGCCGATGAGGTTGTACTTGAGCGCTGGACGGCCCTGGCTCTTGATGTAGTCCTCCTCGGTCATGCGCTTGGAGCAGCCGAACCTGTCCTTTATCTCAACCATGTCGCCCCACTGCTTGCCCTTGTAGTAGTCGGCGCTGCGGTCTGCCTGCTTACGGAAGGAATAGAACGAATTGTTGCACCGGCCAGCATAAGTGAGGAGGTCGAGCGACTCCTTGGTAATCTTGAACTCGTCGCCCGTGAGCTGGGACATGCCGTCCACGCCCGTCTTTGTCTTCGGCTTCCGTGAGCGGCTCGCCCTCTGTCTCAGGGTGGCTATGTCGTTTTCTGTAACTCTTTTCATATACTTATACCAATTACTTTACCAAATCTTTCACCCCGCCGTAAACTTTTTCCGAAAGCGAGGGCCTGGGCTCATAGGGGATGCCGTTCTGCAACCTGCGCTGGACGTGGTGGTATTCCTCCTCCATGAGCTTGTCCACGAGGTCTGCCTGGGCGCTGTAGTATTTGTGCCATGCGTCCTCCACCTCCAGCTTCGCCTCGGCTTTTGCGGACTTCTCATCCTCGGTCTTGTCCGGCAGGGAGGCCCAGCGCTCCTTAGCATCCTGCCACTCTTTCTTGAGTGCGTTCACGCCCTTGTGCTTCACCTCCTTGGACTTGTACTTCTGCCCGGCGTTCTTGCCACGGAGATGAACCTTCTCGACATATTCGTTGTTCATTCCGTCGCGGTACATCTTGCCGAGGATATAGTCTTCGCCCTCAAGGATTATCTGCACCCTCGCCTCTCTCGGCAAATCGTCCGGGTGTTCGTAGGCCATAGCCGCGGTGATGTCTTTCGTGCCTGCGGCCATGTTCAGGTTCTTTACCACCTTCTCGGAGAGGTTGCCGTATTCGTGGAGCGCGTTGGAGACAAACGAGTTGCTGCGGTCTTGGTCGATATGACCCGTGAATCCGCTGATGAACGGAATGTCATCGTAACGGAACGGACGGTCTGGATCGCTCTTGCTGATGCCCGTCCAAATCTTCGACACATCCTCCGCAGCGCGGTAGAAACCGCCTCCGTAGTTCCTGAGAGCGTCACGGACTACACCGGGGGCGATGTCCCAGCCGATATTCTTCGCCATCCACTGACAGGCGTCCACGATTGCCTTGGGAGTGCTTGCGTATGCGCCCTGCGACTTTGGCACCGTATTGCTGAAAGGATTCTCCTTCCAAAGCGGGCGGCCAGTGTAGTCGCGGTTGGTTGCCCAGTCAACGAAGAACATCGTCGCATCGGGAGCCACGGTACGCAGCAGAGCGTCGCCGATATTCTTGTTGGATGCGGAGTAGCCTTCCACGGGATTGACGGGGAGTATGCTTGCAGCGGTATTGATAGCGTCAAGACCGATTTCGAATCCGTCCCTTGCAGCGACCTTGCCGTACATAAGCGAGGCCGCTATGTCTCCGAGTCCGTAGAACGAGCGGAGTTCCACCGGCAGAGGAATGGCGAGATACCAGCTCCCCGTGCCGAGAACTATATTGTTGCGCCTTACCCACTCGGGCAGATTCCAATACCAGTCATGCTTGTCATCATCGTCTCCGTCGCCGAGACCGGATGCAAGCCCCGCGAGCGCTGCGTTGATGATAGGGGTAAGCACTCCCATCACGGCGAATGCTCCGGTGGCTACGGACATCGTTACCGGCTTGGTCTTGAACAGGCGGAGGAAGTTGTCGAAGCCCTGCACGCCTGCATTGTAGAAGTAGTGCGTCGCTCCGAGGTATGCCGCTACCGCGCCCCAGACACCTTCGCCGGACTGCATTCCCTTGCGGTTGAAGTTCACGGAGATTTCCTTGGCGTCGGATGCCGAGCGCTGACCGCTGCGGCGCATGTCGCGCGAGGTCTGGTATGCCGTGAATCGGGTAAGGAGTTCAAATGCCTCGTTGAGCGTCTTGACCGCCTGGGCATAGTGGCCGAGGATGGGAATCTGCACGGGGCCGACTTCCTTGCCCGCCCTGCGCATCGAGCGCTCCAGGGACTTCTTTATCTGGTCTACGGAGTTGATGATGGTGTAACCGGTCTGACCGCCGTCACGCATAAAGTCCATGAACAGGCGCTCCTTCTTCGTGGGATTGGCCTTCTGCTGGAGCTTGCCGCTCTCCCACTGCGCCATCATACGCACCATAGGGAAGGCAAAAGCACCATAGCCGAAGTTGTTCCACCAGTTCTTCTTGTACTGACTGCGATACGCACGGTCCTCCTTTACGGAGATGGCCATGCGGCTGTAGATGGTATCACGAAGAAGGTTCCTTGCGGTAAAGTCCAGCGAGTAGGTGGTAAAGAGATTGGAGAGCGCACGCGAAGCCTTGCGTATGAGCTTCATATTCTGCGCACGTCCGACTCCCGTTACCGCCTTGACGATGGCGGGGTTGCCGTTTACCCAAATCATCTTCTCGATGCCGCCCACTTTCAAGCGGATGAGGTGCTCGTTGCGGTTCCCCTTGTTGGCAATGATCTTGTCAAGTGCAAGTCCGTTGCGGCCAATCTTTGCAAGGGGCTCTCCCTTGGTGCCGTTTGGCTGGATGTTGTCGCGCAAGGCACGCATACGCTGCTCGAACTCCTCAAGGGTCTCGTTGGGCATCGGCTCGGCAAGAGTCCACGTTCCGTCGGCGGGATTCTTGACGTACCATGCGTCGCGCTGGCTGAGAAGGCTGTTCTCCCCTGCGCTCAACAGGAAACGGTAGAGGGCCTGCTTCGCCCAGTTGTCGTTGCCCTGGACGATTTCGGTCTCCGCAATGTTGAGTATGTTGGCGAGGGGGTTGTCAGCCTCCGTCCAACGTCCGTTCATCTTCTTCACCACCACGGAGTTGCTCTTGGGATGGACGAGGTTGGAATAGCTGTACTCCTCCTCAGCCGTTCCTTCGCTGAATCCGCGGAGAGGCAGGTAGTATTCCCACATACGCGGCTGGCTGGATGTGCCGTGGAGCCTTTCGTACTCCTCGCGCGTAAGCAGGCCGTACTTGTATGCGTGCTCCAGGTTATAGTCGGTGCAACTGCGTATGCGGTTCCAGAGTTCGTCAAGCTCCGCATCGTTGCCCACTTCGACCTTGAAGGAGTCAATCATCGCCTGCGCATCGGCCTCAGCCTCGCGCCACTCGCTTGCAGGACGGCCCATGAGAGACGTGATACCAGACCAGTCTCTCTTGCGCGATTCATAGAGCAGCCCTATCTTCATCTTCTGCTCCGGAGTCGTGGCCTGGGCCAAGGCGCTTTGCTTGGCAAGCTCTATCTCTTCGTTCTTGTATGCGTTGCGCTCAAGGCCGGAGACTGCATAGAGGTAGTCAAGTATGCGCTCATAGGCTTCCTGCCTGTCATCCTTGCTCGACTTGCCGTTAAGCAGAGTCCCCTGAATCTTGCGCACCTGCTCAAGCATCGGCTTGAAATGGAAGAGCTCGAACTCATGTGCCTGCGTCTCCGCACGGCTGCTGGCGAGGTTGTGGCGGGTGAGGTAGTCCTCGTTCTCCTCCACCTTCGCCTTTCCGGTCTCCTCCATTATCTTCTCCATTCCGATCTTCACGGGGAGGTCGGCGTTCTGGTGTTCCATGATGGCTGCGTTGCGGAAATCCTTCATCGCGGCATCGTAGGTGGCGGCTGCAGAGTCAGCGTCGCGGTAAAGCGGCTCGTCGTCGAACTCGCTTACCTCGCTGGCCTCGTTCACCTGAGTCTCGCGCTTGAGAAGGATGTCCTTGGCCTTGCCCTCTATGGTGTTGAGCCAGTTCGGGTTCTTGAGGTTCTCATAGGACGCACGGAGTATATACTGCAGCTCGCGGTCAGTGAGGATGAAATGCTCGTTGCCGAACAGCTTGCGGATTACGTTGGAGAAGATTTCCCGGATGCGCTGCCAGACGGAGGTTTTGAAGTCCGCCTTTTCCGCAAGGTGCGAGAGATATTCCTCCACGGCACGCACGTTGTCCGCATTGGGATGGCGGGCAATGTAGGCGTTCACCCACTGCCTGCCCTTTGCATCCAGGGATGCGTATATGCGCACCATAGCGTCACGGAACTGGTCTCCAAAGAGCCTGCGCAGTCCGAGGTGTCCTACGGATTCGTGCAGCACGGTGGCCATTGCATCGCGCTCGTCTGCCACGTTGTCCATGCAGACAGAGACCTCTCCGTTCTGGTAGTAGCCCTTGTCATTCTTGTGGCCCTTCGGCATCTGCTCGCGGCTGATGCGGTGGATGGGGATGTTGTACTCAAAGGCCATATCGTCGAGCATTTTCTCAACGGCCTTGAGCTCGGCCTCCGTGATACGATGATTGATAGCCTCGCTGGGAGTGAACTCCTCTCCGCTTTCCCTTTCGTAATCGTACTGTACAGGTTCCTGCTCGGGATGTGCAGCGTTGTATTCATCAATGACTCTGCGAGCCTCTGCATCGGAGATTATCCTGTTAGCCTTAAACGAGCCCGCCACATACCATCCGACCTTATCTGCCTGAGCTGCTTTCGCATTGGCATTGGTGGACTTCATGTAGAAGCCATCGGTAGGGATATGCGTAGGAATATCGTTGTCGGGATTTGACTGAGCCTCTGCATTGTAATCCACGTCGGCAGAAACTTCGCCTTCCACCCATACGAACTTGTCATCACGAAGGTTCTTCTTCGGGCCCTTGCCAATCTGCCTCATCGTAGGCAGTGAGCCTGCATGCCAGCCGGGACGCATCGCGTAGGTGGAGACGCTCCCGCTGCCGTTAATGCCGATATTCCAATACCTGCGGCTCTCTCCCTCATAACGCCTTTGGCCGCTCCCGGTGTCTTCAATATACACCCAGCGCAGACCATTGGCAGTTGCATCGTTGACCGCCGCCGTGGAAGGATACTTGGTCTTCTTCTCTCCGTGCTGAACCTGATAGTCTTCCAGGGAAGTATAGCTGCCGTCTTTAGGATTGACAAGAAATACTCCGGAAGGCATCTTCTTTAGGAAATCAAGCGTGGGGCTTTCAGCATCATACCAGCGGCCAAGCACTATGGGAGAAGACGAGTCGATGAACAGAGGATAGAGTTTGCCATCTTCGCCAAGACGCATCAACTTGTAGACTTTTACGGTCTTCTTGGGGTTATCCTTCTGGCGCTGACGTGCACTATCAGGGTCTTCACGGAACGCGGGCACTTCTTCCACGGGAGAAGTCACGGAGCCATTACTCCTGGTGTCGGTTGCGCCAAGGTCGGCCTCTCGAATAAAACCTCCGTTGCGGTCTATATTGAAGATGAAGTCGGAAACACGGCCACGGAAGCGGTCAAAAAGAGCCTTGTCGAAGTTGTTGAGCATTCCGTCAAGAGCCTCATCCAAGAGCGCCCATGCGGTTGTCTGCTCTGCGCCGTCCATTTCCGAACCGGATACGCGGATGCCGCGATTTGAACGAATCACCCACATGCGGCGGTTCATCAGCTTCTCCTTAGTCTCGTTGTTAGCCATCTCTGCGAGGAGTTCTTTCTCGTTCTCAATGGCATACTGACCAGTGAAAGGACGCACGTCTTGCGGGGCGCCCTTCGTAATCTGTTCGTAGACATCACAGGCGAGCTTGGCCGCATCAAACAAAGCGTCCGACATACCCATCGCATTGGTATTATACCCAGCAATGGCATACACGGTTACTGAGTGAATGAACTCGTGCAGAAGTGTCTGGGCCCGTTTCTCATCGCTCAAGCCGTTCCAGCGGTTTTTGTTAACCTTCAGCGTGTTGTCCACATTGTTATAACCGCCGAGAACATCACGATCCATCGCCTCCGCTCCAATGACAAGACCGATTTTCTCCCCTACGCCTGCGACCTTATCGTACATGTCCTGACGCTTATCATCGCCGTGGTTTGCGGCTTCGAATTTCGCCCGGAGTTCGCCGTAGCTATTCAGCGAATCAATATCTGCCGCGCTGATGTCAGGTCGCAAGCCACTGGCTACGCGCTGAATCTGCGCCTCGGAAAGACCGAAACCGGCACGGATGAGCTTCATATACTGGCGATACATCTCACGGAACGCATCAACGCTCTCCTGGGATGCTGTATTCTCAATATACGTTCTTGCTCGCAGCTCGGCATCGGTGAGCCCGACAACCTCTTTGAGCCATTGATAGGCTTGAATAAGGTAGTTGTTCTGGGAGACTCTCTCGAAGTCGGAATAAGTCAGTCGGAACCACTTGCCCGTCCAGTAGGAATACTTATCGTTCAGCGCGTCCAGACGATAACGGCTCTCCCTCATTCCTGCCGGGAAGCGCTCGGTCATACGGAATGTAATCCTGGCGTTAGGCTTATCCTCATCGTCAACTACTATCTCGCGGAAAAGCTTGTTCTTGCGAAGTTCCGTAAGAACGGACTTCATCTTCTTGATGGCAATAGCTTGCTTGTCGATGATTCGCTCGGGTATCTGCAGGGGTTCCAGGAGTCCGGGCAGGTCATCCTTGTTCGCAAGCGACCAATCGTGAGTCTCGGGCGCCTTTGCCTGCGAGCGCATTGACGGCTTTGTCACCTTGTCGATTATCACGATTCGTGAAGTCCCCTCCGCACCGGCATCAATGGCGGGATTACCGACAATGATAGTAGAGCGCAGTAATGCCCCGTCACCTTCCAGCTTTCTAAGCGACGCAGCCACTGCGTTGGCATCGTTAGGGACAACGGCTATAAGGCGGCCACCTTCCGAGAGATGGGTGAAGCCTTTCTCCATGGTCTCTATCTGGCTCATTCCGGGGTCTGTGTTACCATTCAGAATGACGACATCGGCCTTGTTGATAGGGTTGAGTTCAGTGAACGAGCCCTCTCGCAGCTTGAAATCATCGCTAGCGGAAGTGACAAGGAGGTCTGCCTGGAGCGCTATGTCCTGCTCAAGCGCGGAGACACCCACGCCCTTCGGCATATATCGTGCAATACTGCCTCGCCCCGCGAATGGAACGAGAGCCTGCTCACCGGACTGCATCTTGCCCCAAGTGGACATAACGTAGCCGATAGGCTCGGGGATTGATTTATCTCCCGACTTGATACCCTTTCTCTGGGCCACGCCATAATCGTGCTTGGCTTTTGCCATGCCCTTGAGAGTATTTCCTCGCTTATCCATCTCTACGCCGCCGATTCCCTGGCCCGCAATGGGCACGTTACCGGAATTTTCGTAGAATCCCGTCATAATGGAATCCTTCAAGCCGCGCCCTCGGAATCCATGTGCAAGATTTTCCGTAGTCTCCGCTTTGGCATTGAAACTCATTGCGAAGGTTATCGCCTCTATATCAAGACCGAGGCGGGGGTATTCGAATACAGCGTTGCTCAGGTTGCCCCAACGGAAGATTCGGCCTTCTGCCTGTATGAACCTAATAGGAGAATTAGGCAGTGCAGTCTGAATCATCACGCGGGGATACTTGCCGGTGGTGTCATGCAAGGAGAGGCCCGCTCCACCAGATGCGGTGGTCACGCAGATAATCTTAACCTTGCTGTTGTCGTCGTTGAAGGAGTCCCTTGCGCGAGTCTTCTCCGGATCGGTCTTCTCTCCGTTGTATGTCGCTACGGATTCGGCTTCAAGTTGAGGGCGTTTGGGAGCTCTAGGTAGATTGGCCTGGAGTTCCTCTTGAGACATAGTAGGATGAGCACGCTCATACGCATCGCATTCTTTGCCCCACTTCTCCAGCTTCTTATTGTACTCGTCCATCTTCTTCGCGTACCTCGCGCGATCCGCGTCTGTCGCGTAGAAATCAATAACCTGCTCCTGCACGGGCCTATAGTCAAGCCCCGCCTCCCATTTAAGGATGTCGGCGAACTGCCTGCGGAACTCCATGATAGCCATGATGGGAGGGTTCTCTTGCCCCATAGCAAGGTCAAGGATAGTAGCGAAAGGAGGGCCTACTGGCGGCATCTTGTCACTTGCCTTGGACTCGTGCATACGGTCATGGAAGATTACAATCTTGCGACCCGCGTCAAGATGCTCCTGAAGCCGGTCACGCAGAGCAGAAATCTTCATCGTTTCGAAGAGCTGCGTAGTCCAGGTGTAGTTCTTGAATAACGAAAGAGCCGTTCCGCTCAGAGCGTTAAAACGGGGGTCTTTCATAATGGACTGCCACGCCTGGTTAAAGCGTGCGGCCATTATGTTGCCACTCACGTCCGGGAAGTCACGGCTGTTGTCGTAACCATTCTCCAGTTCGCGGAAGGAGACGGTCTCAAGCTCGTCAAGAAGATGGTCGCCGAAAGCAATCTCCCTCTCCTCCATCGGCTCGTCACCGCGGAACCAGTCTGTCATAAAGGCAGACTTGCGTGATTCCTCATCAGTAATTTCGGTGCCGTCGGACTTAAACACTTTGGGGTATTGATAGATGTACCCTTCTGCGTACTTGAGGTTTTCGATGGTATTGAAGGGTGTTGCGGATAGAAGAAGCACCTTTGTCTTCTTGGCCGCTTCCTTCGCCTGTTCCTCAAACGTCGGTTTCAGTGCATTTATCTGGGTGTTGAGCTGCTTGATTTCGGCCTCAATTTCCACCAGGCGGTCACTTATTTCAAACTGCCTCGACGCCTTGGTGGTCGGTTTCTTCGACTCAGCGTTGAGGGCTTTCTGCTCATCCTCCAACTCAATACGCCTACGACCGGGAATGGTGTTAGCCACAAGCCTCTCAGTAGCCGACTCTACGTTCTTGTTTGTAATCATCTTATGGGCTTCATAGGCAAGCGTATCTTCGCCCTTCTGCCCCTCGATGATGTTGTGACACTCATCGTACACTACGAGGTCGAAAGTGTCTTCGTAAAGAGCCTTGTTTTCGCGGAAGTTCTGGTACGATGTCACAACTACGCCTTCTCCTTTGTCTTTCGTGTTGGCGAGTTTGCGCATCTTAATGCCCATGGCATTTCCTTTCTCCACCCACTCAGTTGTCATTGAGGCTGGAGCGACTAAAAGGATACGCCCCTTCCCCTGGTCAACGAAACGCTTGATTGTTCCAAGGCCAGTGTAGGTCTTACCAGTTCCTGTACCGTTGGTAATCAGCATTCCCTTGCCGTATGCGTGGTCGTAATCGTTGTGCGACGGGTCGAAGAACTGGCGCTCAATCATCACTACATCATCCCACTGACCGGGAGTCAGCTGCGGGAGTGCTTCTGCGATGTTGTTTCTATTGGCAGCCTTAAATGGAATCTTCTTCTCGTTTGCCAGCTTCTGCCTTTCGGCACGTTCCTTTATAGTGGACTTGCCTTCCTCACGGAGTTCGGTATCGCGGATATCGGAAGCGTGCTCCTCGAGGGTGAGGCGTTTGCCGTCGATTTTCATCTTGGTATTCCACACTTCCCCAATGAATGCGTCAAGCGAGCTCTCGTCGTAATTAAGGCCCTTCATTACCGCATCCCCGAACTTACCCTTGAACCAGCGGGCAAAATCATTGAAAGTGGTAAGACCCTCACTCTTTGCATGCGCGTAACCGAGCTTGGCAGAGGTGAAGATAATCTTGCCGGCCAACTCCATCTGTTTCGGAGTCAGCCCCTCAAAAGACAATGATACGGTAGGTTTCTTGGGGCGCTTGGAAGATAGAGCGCCCTCTTTCTTCTGCTCAGGCTCTGTTGAATAGGAAACGGAATCGAGCCCGTTAATGTCGCGGTCTATGGAGAGGTTTGTCTCCCCAAACTGCTTGAGAAGGTCTTCTAGTTCTCCACCGAGAGCTTCGATGTCTGTGGAGCCTGCTGCCGTTTCCTCTCGGCCCGAGATTCCTCCAGAGATTTGTCCACCCTGTTCAGCAGGGCCTGGAACTCCTCGTCCGACATCGGTTCGTCCGGGTCTTCCACTTGCAAGAGTTCCGGCTCCGGTTTCAGTTTCCCGCTGAGCAGGTTCTCCAGGGACTCGCGGAGCTTCGCTTTGTCCACCACCGACATCATTTGATCGTCCGCTGACGCCAATGCTATTGCGTCCCCGATTGTCATTACTTCCGGTATCCTGTACATCAGGCTGTCGTTGGACTCCCGTAGTTTCTGCAGCGCCTCCTTCTCCAGCAGGTACGCCCCCATTCTCAGGGCTAGGAACCCGCTCGGCAGCTCCTTCTTGTGAGCGTCCGCCCAATCCGCCAGCTTCGCTTCCACTTCGTTCTGCGCCCACCCCGGTAGACTGAACCACTGGGCCATCCAGCTGTGTTCCGTTGGCATCTTCGCCAGCAGGTTGAGTTGTTGTGCGTTGAGGTCTAACATATTCTTTAACTAAATTGTAAGCAGATTTGTTTGCAAATGATTTATCTCCATTGATGTAGTCAACTGCCGCATCAATAACATCTTCATCGGGATAACCAGAATTGCGGATTTCCTCCTCCGTAAGCTCCTGGTTGGCCGGAGCAGCTGGGGTAGATTCCGCTGCGGGTGCCTCCTTTACTTCTCCGCTTTCACTATTCCCATTTCTACCAGAAGCTCGTCCACGAGTTCCTGTGCTCCCGGTTGATGTAGAACTGCCGCCCTCAGTGCGTCCTTCGCCTCCTGGTCTCCCTTGAGTGCCAGTGTTATCTCCGCTTGCAGGTACTTCTTGTACCTCTCCTTTTCGTCCATTGCCATTGTTTTCTATAGGTTGTTCTTCCTTTGCGGGAAGGATTCCAAGTTTTCTGTAAGCATCTTCGCGGCTAAGCCCCTCCGGTTCCGGATTCTCCATCGTCGGAGTCGCGTTCATTACGTCTATAAGCGAGTCGAAGAAGGAGTCGAGCCCCTTTATCGTCTTCGAGCCTTTGAATAGCGCCGCTAGTCCTCTTGCCGCCAGATTAGGATGGAGCTCGCCTACGGTCTTGTCGGAGCCCATCGAGCCCTGATTCATCCAGTCGGCGATGGCCGCCATTGCGCTTTCGACATTCTTTGCGGATGCAAAGGCAGGGTCTGCCTCAAAGTCAAAGTAATAAGCAATCGCCTCCTGAATGTCGGGAACAACCCCGTCAAGGAGAGACAGCTTATATGCGCTCTTCTGAAGTGCTAATTTAACATTATTTGGCAAACTTTCAAAGACTTTCTCGATAATTGGCGGCGCATTGAGGAACAATGGGGCCTTGCTCAAATCACGGAATGCTTTGATAGTAGCCTCGGTAAGCTTTTTCTCTCCCTTCCGGGTGGTGTCGGTGGCGTTCTCGAACTCGGTCTGGTTGATGATTTTGTTACGGAAGAGATACGACAGGGCCAATGCGCCGTTGTTCTCCACATAATCACTGAACGTCAAGTCCTCTCCCGGCTCGCCAGCGAAGAGATAGCCCAGGAACTCACCGAGTTTGTTATTGCTGTTTAACTTTTTCGCAAGGCCCTTTGCGCTGAACGTCTGATCGCCGCCGGACTCCATGTCAGACTGGGTGTATTGGCCCAGTTTCTCTGCCGTAGCATCGTCAACGTCAAGCACACGCACAAGGATAGGATTCTGCAACTGCTCCACCTGCTCGCGGGTAAGACCGAAATCTTCCGCGTTATCCGCAAGCCAAGCCTTGTATCCTTCGGCTTGTCCTTGTATGTATGCCCGACGAAGGGCTTCGCCGCGCCCGTTACCCTGGATAACCTCGCCCCTTGTGTTCACTATCGGCGCACCGCTATAAGCATTCGCACCCGTGGTGATTAACTCGGGACGGAGATTGTTTGCCATCACTTGAATCTTGGATGCGCTATCTGCGCCCGTGCGGTCTTTCGGCTGCCACTTCTGTGCAAAGAAATGCAGCGGGTTCTCCTGGTTGTTGATATGGGAAGGGACGATACGGTCTTTCTCGATGAGTCCGTACTTGCCCATTACCACACCATTCTCCTGGTCGGTAAAAGAAATCCCGGTGTCCTTCCCTTCTGCTATAATGGCGTCGGGGGCAGACCTGTCGATACGCTGGCCGTTCTGCATTATGTAGCCGCGTTTCTGCGCAGCATCTGGAGTATCGTTCACGATGTCGGGGGCCTCTCCCTCCACTTCCGTCTCGGCTGCTTCCGCGGCCTGGGCAGTCGGCGCGGTAGCCGGTCTCTGCTCCTGCTTGGGCGAGAGAGCAAAAATGAGTGCCTCTACGTTCTTGCGGCGGTTCTGCCAAGCCTTTAACTCCTTGTTGAGCTTAGCCTCGTCATTGGGAGTGGCTTTCTCAATCTTCGCGTTGAGGGCCTTTATCTTCTCTCCCGCTTGCTGATACCACCTCTGTGCGGACTTGCGCGGGTCTGGATAGGTCTCCGCAATCTCCGCGAGGATGGTAGGCAGATAATTGGCAAACTCCTCTGCAGATGCGTCAAGGGTTGCATCCCAGTCGGTCTCACCGGTCTTCTTGTCCTTTGGCAAAGGTGTGGCAGCAACCTCCGGCTCGGGTGCGTGTTCTGGCGCGGATTCGGGGGGCATTGCCGCAGGAGCTTCGGGCTGCGTAGGGTCGAAGCCCGTCTTGTTGCGGAACTCGTCAAGCTCCATTACCTGAATCATCTCGTCCGGATCATCCTGGAAAGAGAACTGCGCGTTCTCTCCGTCCATTCCGATAAAGGTAATCGGCCTTCCGTCAATGGCAAGGCTTCCTTCCGGAGCGGCTGCGGGCTGAGGTGCGGCCTCCGCTGGCTGGGCGGTGGAGATAGTGCCGTCATCGTTGGTGGCGAGCATTGAAGCAAGACTGGCCGCGGGCAGTTCGAGATTCTGTCCTCCGGGGCTCACAAGACCCGCTGCGAGGGCGATTCCCTTCAACGCCTCCTTGTCGCCAGTGATGACGACATCCTGGCCGTTATTCGTGATGCGCTCTATCTGAACCGGCTCATAAGCACCGTCGCCGTGCACGAACACGGTCTGCCCGACCATATTCGGTATGGCTTCCGTGCGCTGGCGCAACTGCTCAGCCTCGTCCTCCGCTGCGGTCACTTCGGCCTTCGCCTGTTCTTGCGCATTGTAGATTCCGTCTATGAACTCGTTAAGCGACTGCTTTATCGTCAAGCCGGGAACGACCTGGCCGTTCTCCATGCCATAAATCTTGTCCCTGCTGATAAGTCCAGCGTCGCCATTCTGCGCCCTGTACGGGACAAGGCCCTTGCCGTCAGGAACGTCGGAAAGTATGTACGCCCATGTAGGCTTGCCGTCGCGCCCCAAAGTAAGGCCGTATTCGACAAAACGCTCGCCGGTCATTCCGTCCTCGTAGTAGAACGCCCCGCCAAGGTTCTTTTCCATCC